AAGAATTTTAAGATTTGCAATATTAACAACAAAATTAAATTCTTGTAGGTCAGTAGTTCCAGATACGTCGATTGAGAAATTATTTGCTGTATTGTTTTCAGTATCACTCACTGATAAACTAATATTTGATTGCTCAGGTGACTTTGTGATAATTAAATCTGTATGACCAAGAACTGAAGCAGCTTGACGAAGACTTGAAAGATCTTCATGGCTTAAATCAAAATTGACAAGAGGAGCTTCCATATTCATAGCATTTTCAATAAGCTTTTCATTTGGATGAGTAAGATGCTCAGGTTCCGAGAAGTAATACTTTATATTTTGTAAGCCGCTTTCACTTTTAATATTAACATAACCATCTTCAAACTCAAAGCGAGGATTTTTTATAAGACCACATGCTGATAAGAATTGAGGCATATCGTAAATACCAACTTCCTTTTCGAAAGGGGTATCAAGTTTATATACCGATAATATATTTTTTGCTTCAGCAATAGTACTGAGGTATCCGCCTTCTTTAAAGACGAAGTTAGAATTGATAGTAGCGTAGTTCTTGAGAACTGCCATTGTTTCTTGATTAAGTTCCATAATATAGTTTCCTTATTGATATTATCATTTCATTATATACTAGTTTTGTTTGATTGTAAATAGATTTATGCTGCAATTTTACTAAAATTCTTTTCTTTTACAAATTCGATTTTAGATCTGAACTTACCTTCGAGAGCATCTGCTTTATGGGTAATTACGAATGTCGATGTATTTTTATCAAGAGTTGATAATATTTTTGTAAGATTATCGATACCATCGTAATCAAGACTTGAGTCAAATGTTTCATCAAGAATAAGAAGATTACAAGAAATTGAATTTTTCATTTTTGCGATTTGTCTCCAAGTGAAAAGAAGACTCAGATCAATACGAGCTTTTTCACCTTCGGAAAATGATTCGTATTTAAACGTATCGCGATGGCGTGATCGTATATCTTCATCAAAAGTTTCATCGAGATTGAAGGAGATAAAGAAGTCCATTACTTGTAAATAATTATTAATAAAATTATTAATGGCCGGTAGATATTGCTTAATGATTTTAGTTTTAATACCTGTATCAAGAAGCAATTGATATATTGCATCAAAGTATAAACGATTGTCAAGTAACTCATAACGGACTTCTTCAATATTCTTACGAGTTTGAATAAGGTTATCAAGTTCAATTTTAGTCTTGGAAGAATCTGAATCTTTGTTTTCAATTTCTGATATTTGTTTATCAATGGCTGCAATTTGATCGTTCATTTTTTCAATCAGATTTTCATTCATTTTAATCTGAGATCGAGTTTCTTGAAACGCAGAAAGATTTGTTTGAACTTTTGCTATTTTTTCGTTATTAGCTATTTCTTTTTCTTCAATCAAAGTCATTTGTGATTGTAACGTTTTTGCCAATTCTTTGGCCTTTACCGTATGAGACGTCTTAAGTTCATCGCTAATATCTTGTTCGCACGTAGGGCAATGATCATTTGTCTCGTAAAATTTTACGCCTTTCACTATATTTTTAATTTGGCTTTTTAAGTCAGATGATTCTTGCATAATATTATTTTTTGTGATATTAAGATTATTAAGGTTTTCTTGAATATCAACTATATTACTTGAAATACTATTATATTGATCACCCATTTGCCTTTGTAATTTTATGATTTGATCAGTAATTTCATCTTGTTCAGCTTTTTTATTCGTGATAATCTCATCATTTAGTTTTTCGATTTCATTAATGTGATCTTCTTTTAAAGATATTTTTTCTTTAATCAAATTAAAATCATAATCATTTGCGTTGATCTGTTCTTTGAGTTTAGATATATTTTCTTTTACTATTTCACGCATTGTTGAAAAGATTGAAATATCCAAAAGATCTTCAATGATTTCTCTTCTTTGCCATTGCGGCAATTGCATAAACGGTACAAACGAAGAAGATCCAAGTACAATGATCTGATGAAAAGATTTGTAATTAAACTTAAGAATATTATTTTCTAAAATCTTTTGGTAATCACGAGCTTTTGAATCCTGATTGATTATATCACCATTCTTGTAAATCTCAAAAGTATTTGGCTTTATAGTACGTATAATTTTATAATGTACATTATCAACTTTCAATTCAATTGTAACACTGCAATTTTTTTGATTGATAGAATTAATCAATTGTTGTTTATTGATATTACGATGTGGTTTACCAAATAAGCCAAATGATAAAGCATCAAGAAGTGTTGATTTACCTGTACCATTTTGGCCTACAATAAGAGTCGTATCGCTTTTATTTAGAAGTATTTTAGTTGGATTATTACCAGTTGATAGGAAGTTTTTCCATTCAATCGATTCAAAAGTAATCATTATATAACATCCTTATTGATTGATTCTATATATATGCCATTCATAAGTTGTTTTAGTTTTTCACGATTGAGACTTGTATCAATTTCGTCGATATAAGAGTTAAGTATTTCAGAAGTATCTTTGAAATTCACTTTTGCATCTTGTACATTCTCACCCATAAATTCAGAAAAGTCTTCTGCAACTTTTAGTTCATGAATATCACGATCATTGATACGGTCAATGAACTTATCAAACATAAATGGATCTGATTTATTTTGTACCATTATTTTAATGAAATGATCATCGAGTACCGATACGTCGTAATTAGAATAATCCGTATTTGTATCATCATACCATATTTTTTTGAAAAGAGTAATCGGATTACGAACTATTTCAAGTTCACGAGTTTCAGTATCAATGACATGGAAATATTTAGGATCATCGCAATCAGCCCAAGTAAATTCCATACTTGATCCAAGATAATCGATATTTCCTTTTGTTGATTTAGTATGAAAATGCCCAGTAAGTACTCTTTCAAATCTCTGGAAGAGGGCTGCGTTCATACCGCCTTGACTTGTAACACCTTTCATCATTTCAAAACCATCAAGCTCAAGATGACCAAGAAGCCAAGGTGCTTTACATTGCTTAATAAAATCAATTGATTCAGTATAATTCGAATTGTTTACCCACGGAAGCATAGCAATATGAAGGCCATTGTAATCATTGACTGTTGGCTGCATTATAATATTTACATTAGCCGTATAAAAACCAAGCAATTCCTTAAGCGAACAAAGCTCATTTGTATTCTTATAAAATACATCATGATTACCTGGAATAATATCCATATGCATTCCCATTTGCCTTAATGGCTCAAGGAACATTTTACGATTCGAATGCTGCGCTTTGAAGTTAACGTATTTGCGATGATCATAATAGTCACCACCGTGTAAAATAGTCTTTACGTTATTTTCTTTACAATATGGGAAGAAAACATCTTTGTAAAATTTTTCTTGATAGTTAATAAAAACTTGAGATGAGTTTCTGATTCCGCAATGCGTATCGGTCAGGATTGGTATTTTAGCCATATTAATCTTTCATTACATAATATATTATTATACAATAAATCTATCTAAAAGTAAATAGTTTATTATAATATTTTAGTCAAATCACTATCGGCTTGTACTGTACTTCTTTTGCGTTTATGCTTTTTAATGTATTGCGAAAAATGCTCATCAGCAGTTTTGACATTACTGATTCTTTCTTTTAATGTATCAATGAAACGAGTCGAGACACCTTTTTTCATATCTGAAGTATCGGCTGACATATCCATAAAGTCGTATATGCTACCTTCAGCAATGTATTTTAATTTAATATCTTGCTGTTTTTTTTCTTTTGCGATACGGCGAAGGAAAGCATAATAAATAATTTGGGTGAAATAAGCAAATGCATTTGGATTACCTGATCGAGTCGCAGCCTCAATATTATAATTCTCAATTGCTCTCAAACAGTTTTCTACGCCGTCCATTACCATTTCTTCTCGATATGTATATCTTGCAAAGTTCGAAGCAGACGATAAACGTTCCGCTATTTTTATAAAGCATGAAGCAATATAATCTGTAACAGGAGGTAAATCTTCTTTGTTATTTCTTTTTTCCTGAAGATCTTTTACGTATTCAACAACTGCAAGAGAGAATTCTTTATTATTTACGTAATGAGGCTTTTGCTTTTTATATTTTGACATATTACTTTCACATTTGTATTATTAATTGATAATACCATTATATTCTATATTTTAGCGTATGTAAATAGAGATTTAAAAAAATTATTTTATTTTTTTTACAAAAAACTGTTTACATGGATTAAATAAAATAGTATAATAAGGTTATACCTTAAAACAACCACTAATGTTTCGTCGGTGGAGTGGAGAATGGAACAATATTATCATTTTCATCGGATGACACTTTATTTTTCTGTTTAGTATATTCTTTCATTTCCTGTGCCATTTCAGCTTTGATATCATCTTGTTGCATTTGTAATTCCGTTATATTCACGCGTTAAGACAATGACATTTCATTTGAGACTGGACCATCAATTGAAATTGATTTACGATATATTTTTCTTTCTAATGTTGTA